CACGACGAGCACTCCCATGCTGAGCCGCCACCGTCTCACTGGGATCGTGAGCCCGGCGCTGACCCCGGTAAGCATGACTCATGGGACGCGCACAAACCGGCGAAACCTTCGAAGGGTCCGTGGAAGAACCCATGGCCGGACGTCAAGCCCGTGGAGCCTAGGCTAGACAAAGCTCCTTACAAGAAGGAACCGGGACCGAACTCAACGCACAAGTACTCGGAGTTTGACGAATTCGACGAGGTAGGCGAGAGTGAGTCGATGTTCGATGCTCTCATCAAGAATCGGGCTGTCGAAGAGTCCAGTTGGAACGATCGGGTTGCCAGGACCATGACGCTCGCTGATGAGCTGATTGGCCTCCGCAGTCCAGCTCAGTAAACAGATCAGCCGACTCGGAGTAGTCATGGACCTAGATAAAATTCTCAAGCGTCGGACACTACGTCTGAAGGCTGACCTGATGGAGAACGGTAGGCCTAAGCCTAGTTTTCTGAGCACCATCTACCCGGCTATGGACTACGGAGACAACGCGCCAGCTGTCGTGAAGACTCCGTCCTCGATCCCAGGGTTCAACGACGCCGAAGGTGAGCCAGACTTCGAGAAGGAGAAGCCTGGTAAGCAGGTGGACGAACCTGGACCATCAAAGGGCGCCAGCTTCTCCCAGCCAGCCGTTCCCGGAGAGTCATCGATGGTGCCTGACGCGCACAAGCGGGCCGCATTCGAGCTCGGCTACTTCGGAGAGGGTAGGTCCGATCGCTTCATCAAGAAATGCGTTGAGCTGATCACCGGCGTCACAAGGATCGAGTCAGAAGATCCGGTCGCAGAGATCGAGGAAATTCCAGCGGATGACGGCAATGGGACAGCAGCCAGACTGTCCAGCATTGCTAAGAAGTTCTCCGAGCTAAAGAAGCGCGATGGATGAGGTAGCTAGACAACTGCCCACGGTCAGTGGGCAAGAAACAGCACGTCTGGCGTTAGCCCATGGATTCCCGATAACCTGCGCGACCTGTGACCACCTCAAGGATGCTTGGGACGAGAACGCTGACGATTGTGGTCGTATGCTCACGTGCGGCGGACCGATTTTCAATCGGTCTTATCCCAACTATTCCGGTCCGGTTAAGCCAGAGAACTACGACAAGCTCTGCCTGCGCTGCGGAACCCGAGACGTAGACTATTACGTCCACGGCGGGGTCCGCAGATTCGGCCTGTGCAAGGGCCACAAGGGAATCTTCGACAAGATCAAGGCCCCTGGGACCATACAACCACTCGTGATCGCCGCTCCACACATCGATGGCATCAGTTAGAACGTAGTCTGATAGACTCAACCAGGCTATACTGCAGCATCAGCTCACAGAGCTAGGAGTAAGCATGGCGATCCTAATTGGAAACGAGGTAAAGCAGCTTGCTAGCGGTGTAGTCATCGACTCAGCGGCTGCAGCCCCTTACGAAGTCTATACCGCTCCAGCCACTAAGAAGGTCATCGTCACGGCGATCGTTCTTCGGTGCACCGCTGCCTCTGGCATCACTGTTGGCGCAAGCGCAAAGGTAGAGATCAATCCTGCTGCAGGAGACATTTTCACAGAAGAAGTTCTCGTAGATGTCCTAGCTGTGGACGACTCGTGGGCGTTCATTGCTGAAGCTCGTAGCCTCGTTGTTCCTGCTGGAGCTCGGGTCGATGTGACGATCACCAATGCAGCAACTGGCGGCACTCAGACACTATCAGCCGATGTTCTCGGCTACTTCGTCTTCTAGGGGATAGATCATGGCAGATGTTGTAGTAAAGGGTGTTCGACAAAGCGATGGACGCAAGGTCCGCGTAAGTGGGACTGACGACGCCGTCCGCTCTGACTTGAGTAGCATCGTAAGCGGCGACCTCGGCGCCGCTAACGGAATCGCAACTCTAGACGGCTCTGCTCTCGTAGTCCAGAATCCCGCCAGCGCCCAGATCGCACCCGCCTTCAACGCCATTCCGGTTCGGGACACTAACGGCGACGTCATCGTCCCTTCATCGCCCTCATCCTCAACTGCGGCTACGTCTAGATCCTACGTTGACGAGTTGGTCGCCAAGGGGCGCTCTTGGAAGGAAATCTTGCTCGTAATGGAGCAGCTTGAGCCTGGATCCTCTGGTGGGATTAACCAAGGCTTCCTGGCTGGTATCGCTGTGGATCTGGCTGTTGGTGATACTTTCATCATCACCGATGGTGTAGTAGGTGGTGGATTGGGTGAGACCTTCACCGCTGTCGGGGCCGCACCTTCAGCCTTTGAGTTCATTGCTGCAGCGGGCATCGCAGCCACTACAGCTAACCTCGTAGCCGCAATCAACACCGATTCGACCCTGTGGGGGTCTGTTGTAACGACCGGCCTGGATACCTATTTCTCCACTCCGCTGACCACCAGCTTCGTCGTTCATCGATCAACGCCAGTCCCACTCTTGACCATAGACCGTGCCTACGGCGTGATCGCCAATGCGCAGTCCGATTTACAGGTCATCCAGTTTGGAAGTGCCCTCGACTACTCGTCATTGTCCGGAACCCAAGCTGACCTCTCAGCGACCGACCCCGCTGTCCAATACGCCGGTATAACTCGACTCTTAGCTGGCCTAACAGCCGGAGAGACACACAGAACTGCTGAGAGCAACGCGGCCTATACGTGGGACGCAGATGATGAGGTCTGGCAGCAGACATCAATGCCCCAGTCATTCAACCCGGCGAAGGGGTCAGCACCTTACGCCGCCTCAGCGCCAGACTACGCCGAGGCCAATGCACTTCTTCCGGCGGTCGGCGACTACGGCTACTTCCTCAAGGGTGCGACAGATCCCGTCTTCCACCTTTTTCGTCGCAGCGTAGTCGCTAGCACACTAGCCGACTTTGCCATCGTGGAGATGACCTAATGCCGCATAACGATCACGCATCAGCACTAGGAGCCGCCAGCGGCATCGCCACGCTCAACGGCGGCTCCACGGTTGTCCAGAACCCGGCAAGTGCTTCGGCTACGCCAGGTGCGGCGGTGATTCCCATTGCTGATGGATCTGGTCAGCTCGCTGCCGGATTCGGGGGCGCCGCCAGCACATTGGCTACGCTCAACGGCTCTACTCAGGTGGTAGAACGCCTCGCATATGAAGGTGCGGCCTCTGGCGTAGCCACACTCAGCGCTGGGTCTCTCGTAGTTGAAAACCCGGCTAACGCCTCAGCTACGCCAGGTGCAGCGGTGATTCCCATTGCTGATGGATCTGGTCAGCTTGCTGCTGGGTTTGGTGGCGCTGCCAGCACGCTGGCTACGCTCAATGCAAGCTCGCTGGTTGTAGAGGACCCGGCGTCCACGGCGCTCCCAAAGTGGACGAAGTATACCGTAGCGGCTACAGCCTTTACCGCTGCAGCAGCGGCTGAGGACGTTGAGCTATTAGTTCTACCAGCCCGTGGGGTGGTCCAGAAGGTCGTCCTCAAGCACACTACCGCCTTCTCTGGTGGAACGTCCTCGGCTCTAACATTGTCTGTAGGCATCACTGGCACGCTGACCAAGTACAGCGCCGCGTTTGACGTCTTTCAGACTACAGGAGACACTGTGTTCTCCTTCAATGAGCTTGCCGGTATGGAGGACTTCGGGGCGACTACATCAATTCGGGTAGAGGCGACAGCCACAGGTGATACGCTCGACAACGTCGGCACGGGGTCGTGCGATATTTGGGTCCTCACCTCTGCGCTGACTGCGTAGTAGGTAGCGCCTATGCCTATTAGCGTTTTTGCATTAGTGGAGCCAATCGGCTCTATCAAGTCATGGCTAAGGCCAAACGCCTCTACACCTCTTCCTGGTGGTTGGGTCATCTGTGATGGAACTACAGTAGTAGATGCCAGCAGTCCATTTAATGGGCTGGCTCTACCGGACCTCCGAGCTCGATTCCCGCGTGGCCACGCCACGCTAACAAACGCCAACTTCGGCGCAGATGCCGCCTACTTCGCTGGTGGAACAATCCCAAGCGGTGGACAGGACTCAATTGACCTGTCCCACTCTCATACTGTCCCAACTCATGCCCATAGTGTAGTCGTCAATGCAGGCGGAACACATACCCACACGACCACTGGTGCAATCCAAACGTCCGTCGGCGTACTCGGACCTCCTGGAAATATCTCGTTTGGTAACGATGGAATTCACCAGACACACAACCATACAATGCCCGTCGGCGGGTCGCACTCCCATACAGGAAGCACTGGAACTGGAGGCTCGTCTGCCAACTCTGCCCTCGGAAGTAACGAAAACCGTCCTTCCTATGATGAGCTTCTATTGATCATCAAGGTTAAGTAGTAGGATACTCCTATGGTCATCAACATCAACTCACTTGCAGAGCCGGTCGGTTCCATCAAGTCGTGGCTAAGGCCAACGGTCGCCACCCCACTCCCCGGCGGTTGGCTCATCTGTGATGGGACTACAGTAGTAGATGCTAGCAGTCCATTTAATGGGATAGCTTTACCGGACCTCCGAGCTCGATTCCCGCGTGGCCACGCCACGCTAACAAACGCCAACTTCGGCGCAGATGCCGCCTACTTCGCTGGTGGAACAATCCCAAGCGGTGGTGCAGATTCAGTTAACCACAGCCACTCGCACACCTCCCCGCCGCACGGTCACTCAGTCACCATCAACGCGGGGGGCACTCACACTCATACGACCAATGGTGCAACCCAAACGTCCGTCGGCGTACTCGGACCTCCTGGAAATATCTCGTTTGGTAACGATGGAATTCACCAGACACACAACCACACAATGCCCGTTGCAGGCTCACACTCCCATACAGGAAGCTCCGGTAACGCTAGTCCATCTACCAATTCGGCTCTTGGGAGTGACGAAAACCGTCCTTCTTATGATGAGCTTCTGCTGATCATCAAGGTTAAGTAGGTAATCAAATGGCTTTTGAATGGCTGCTTGCGACCCCAAGACTGAAGACCTTTAAGGAAACGACAACTTCTACTGTCGCCCGTGAGGTATCTGGTGTCGGCGAAGACGGAGAGCCCTGCAACATCACTATCGATGAGACCACTGAGAGTGTCTCTGATGTTGAGGGCCCGGCAGATATTATTCGATTAAGCGCAGCGGCCAACAATAAGGCAGCGTGGCTTTTCCACATCAGACTCGTTTACGGACGACTTGATAGTCAGGGTGAATTCGTAGCATCCATCAGAGACGATGGGATTCTCATTGGAGGGCCAGACTACCTAGCCCTCGATACGAACGACGACGGCCTGATCACAGAGGACGAGCTCTTACAGATGAGCGCCAAGATCCTTAAGTGGGACGGTGAGCTACGAGAGATTAAGACTCTGCCGGTAGAAGGGCTGGCATCGTAGCGTAGACAAAGCTCTCAGAGGCTGATTCTCCCTTTTCGGTTGAGACCAGCTCTTTGAGGATCGCCGCGTTACGAGGCCCCTCGAATAGCAGCCGACAGCGCTTAGCCGTCATAGCCTCCAGCCCATCACTGATGAACTCTGGGTTCAAGCCGATCCTGACCTTCTCCGCCTCCTCTGGAAGCTCAAAGTCGATCAGCATGTCTGTAGCACCTACTCCGATGCTAGATGAATTGGCATCGAGAGTAAGGACGCCTGTTTCAAAATTGAATGCAGTTAGACCTCGATCTACTAGCATGGCCCGCTTGATCGTTGACAGGAGAGCGCCTACTCCGCAATCGATGTGGTGCTTGAGCTTGATCCGTAAGGCCTCTTCGTATGGAGGATAATTCCCCTGGAGCGTAGCTGAGTAGCAGGTAGCGGCGCCTATCTTGTAGAACACGCGACGACCTACCACGCCGATGGTGGCGTCCTTGGCGGCTACGTCTTTCGACGTAACCTTCAGGATAGACTTCAGGAAACTATCAGGAACGGACACGGAGAAGTCTTTGATGCTAGTTGTGATCGTCCTCTCGGTTATCGACATTCGTTTGTTGTCGGTGGCCACGAGCCTGAATCTGTTGTCCTTGAGCTCAAATAGAACCCCGTTCGTAGTTAGGCGTGACTCCTCTGGAGCGATAGCAAAAAGGGTCTTCTTGACCATGTCAATGACTTCTACCCCAGACATAGTGAACCCCGGCTTGTTGTCGAATCTGGGCAGGGTTGGATAGTCCCTAGGATCATCTCCATTGACCTTGTATCTGCCGCCCTTAGCCTTGAAGCGGCATCCGCCCCTTATGTCGAAGACAACGGATGCCTCGACCCCACGAAACTCCTTGAGGTAGTCAGCGAACATGGCGCCATTGATGAGCCCACTACCTTCGGTCTTCAAAGTAGCGGCTGGAACGGAGTAGTGGATTCCCGCGATCCCATCGGTCCCAGAGAGTTCCAGGACACTGTCTTTTACGGTGAACCTGATATTCGATAGGACCGGCTTCGTGGCCTTAGCTGGAACCACGGATAGGAGCTTGACTGTCCCTTCCAGCAGTGCGTCCACGGATGACACAAGAGAGAGTTTAGTAGGCTTCTGGGCTGCGGTCACAGGGTCTTACTTTCGTAGAGAGGGCAGCCGTCTTCGCCACATGGAATGTTCATACTCTCTTATACCGACCGTACACACGAACGGCGCACAACGAGTGCGCCGTTCTAGTGTGTAAAAGTGGGGTTTGGGGTCCCACTGAGGTTATACCCGTGGACGACCGTTCGTTCAAGAAAAACGCGCCAAAGCCTCATCTGCAAGGGTATTGACCACTTCACGCAAGTCAGTCAGTTCCTTGGTGTTAGAGATCACTTGGTCGAACTCACTCTCGTGGATGTTGTAGACCTCGCTCTCGCTTTGATGATCCATGTTTACTGGCACACGAGGGTTCACGATCTTGATGATTTTGAGGTCCATGCTGTGTGCCAACATCTCCCGCATCAAAGACATCTCATTGCGGAACCGGCAGTCTGACCCGACCACTACCTTCGCGTCAGAGGCGAGTGCCTTCTCTGCGAATCGATGAACCCAAATGTCCTGGTGGACCTGGTTACGGGCCATTTCTGTTCCGATCCACTGGAGCCAGTGACGGGCCGTCTTGTCGTAGACCGTGAAGTCCTGCTTGTCCTGCTGGGTGCCGTAGGAGACCTTCTTGGGGATTCCCAGGAGATGGACCGCAATATCCTTGATGGGATCAGCGAACGCCATCCTTGCGGTCTTGATCCCACGGTTTGTGAGCTCGTGCGACAGCATGTCTGCTGCCGTATCTTTTCCATGTCCACTGTTACCTGCAAAAATTACACAGAGCCTACGTCCCACGGTTACCCCCAGATGCTGTTGTGAGAGCCTGATCAACTGTCCATCCGCGCCTAATACGCTTGGAAATGGTAGCTGCAGACAATCCGGTTTCTTTAGCCCACTCGAACAGTCGCATCGAGCGGCCGGATAGTGTCAGAACCACCTCACCCGGTTGAGAGACATTTCTAGGGGCCTCCAGAACGGCTCGCTCAGGACTCCAACCCCTCTCAAGTCGATCAGTTATCGTTTGAGGGTTAGCACCAAGACGATTTGCCCATGCCTGTAGGCATTGAGTCTCTCCGTTAGCTGTGATCAAACGAGTCACGCCGCGATTTCGTGCCTGCTCCGTCGGTGTCGCCCAGTGACAATTCTTCGGCTCGTAGTTTCCATCGTTGTCGATGCGATCAATGGAGTGCCCATCTGGCCTCAGACCCATGTCCTCAAGAAAAGCCTCGAAACTGTTCAACCAGCGATTGCAGATTTCGATACCGCGCCCTCCGTAGGTCGGATACTTGTGGTTGTTCTTGTTGTAACAGCGGACCTTCATCATCGTCCAAGTACGGTATTCGGGCGATGTGAACTTTACCCTCGCTTCAGGGCTCCACCTGTTACTCATGACCGGCATTGCCCGCGAAGATTACGCAAAGACGCTTAGGCACGTGGACCCCTACATGGTTGCTTAACTGCTGGATCGACATTGCGGATCGATTGCCGAAGGTAACCATCCGATCCGACGTGTCCGGGGGTAGCTGAAATGGTAGCCCCGCAAAGAATACACGCAGCATCAACTGATCCGTCTGATTTGAGATCCGACTTATCCAAGATCGGCCACTGGTGCCCGAACTTGTCGATTCGGGGAGCCGTCACTTGACGGGCTCAAGCGAGCTTTCGCTGACGAAGAGGAAGAAGTCGGGCCCGTAGGGAAGCCGCCTTGACTCTGTCCACTGGTAGTCGGGCATCTCCAAGACCTTGATCTGAAATCGACCCTTCGGGTCCTGGACGCCAGTGATCTCCACGATGGTTCCACGAAGGAGTGTTCCCCCGCTGTCAGCGATGAGGCTTTGGGTGACGGTGCAACGATCCCCTTGGAAGAACGCTGGTGGCATCGGTACATCGATGATCCTGCGCATTACGTTCTTGGCGGCTTCTAAAAGCATTTCCCGCACCTTTCTACGCTCCCCCATTGGTTCCTATGACTCATGATCTTGGTTAGGAGGCTCCACCACCGGCGAGCATGAGGCCAGTTCCGTCGTCAGACTCGACCAATTGGAGGTCTGTGAAGCTATCTCCATACTGGGACTCCTTACATGCTGCCAGGGCCTGGCACGCTGCGACCCTGATCTCTCCGTCTGCAGCCGCTGAGGCCCGCATCTGGAAGATATGGCGCCACTGGAGGACGCTGCCAGAGAATACCAGCTCAGTGCCGAGGGCGTTACCCAGGAGTCCTCTGGCGGCTCCTCTGGCTTGTTTGCGGGCCGTTGTCTTAGCGTAGGGGTCCGCTGGGTCGATCCTCTTACTGATGTATGGGATCAGACGCTTAACCCACGTCTTGTAGAGGTCCTGGGTTTGGGCGATGAACCCTTTGAGCTCTTCACGGCAGATCAGGCCCTCAACGTCATCAACGCCCTCCACGTATTGCTGAATGATCGGGTGCATGACCCAGGGGCTCTTTCCCTCGTTGCAGTAGCGTGTGCTCCGCTGGCTCATGGCGGTGAAGTCGCCGTGCCTGACCAGCTCATGGGAAAACCCTCTGCTCCCGTAGGTGAAGAGGGTAATCCACTTCTCAGCGTCTGTTTGAGGCGCCACAACGGCGGCATTCCTGATCTCAAGATGCTGCTTTGCCATCGAGAGTTCAGCAATGTGCGGGCCTTTGATCAATCTCGGCGCGAGGTGGCTGAACTGCTCCCGCAGAAGAGTTCCAACATGGGCCGCAGCTTCCACGGGATAAGACGGCATGTGCTCGTTCAAAACACGTGTCCAGCTGTTCCACTCCATCACCGCCCGGCAGTTGGCTGTGATCCGAACACTGTCCGGACCTGTCGGAGTGACCCAGAACCACGGCCGATTCAGCGCCACAATCGCGACGGTGCTTAGGAGCTCTACGCTCCCGTCAATCTCAACTGTGGCGTTGTAGTGCTCGGCGATGCTGAGGTGACCGACACCGAGGATGTGGTCGAAGTAGTCAGCGGAGTCGCGTGAGCGTTTTGATCCCAAGCTGTCATAGCAGTTGCCCGAGACGTAGACCTTCTTGTTGCGGCGCACGACCAGTGTTCTGTTTGGAACAGAGACGCAGTAGACGGTGCCGCTGTAAGGCTCGCTCCGATCCTGTTGCTTGTGCTTGTTGAGGGTGTGGTCGCCGTGCTTAGTCTCGCGCACGCGATACATCGTACAGGTCTCGCACTGAGAGAGATTGATATTGGCGTTGCGACCGAGTTCTACGATCAGCCGTTGGACATCATCCGCGAGTCCTTCGGACGCCGTGTTGTAGATCCTAACGCCGTGTTCAGACGTTGTGCCATCCCCATACATGAGGGCGTCAAGCAACGTCTCTCTGAGGTAGACGGGCCACTCGAACACGTAGTGAGGAAGCCGTTTGGCCTTCGACCCCTTGCCGAACTGGATGAGGTGTCGAACCAGCGCACTTGATCCGATCCGGACCTGCTGAACGTCCTTGCGCGGGTCGTCGTAGGGGCCTGTAGGCTCAAACCCGCACCCCTTGATGGCCTCAACGATCGGTCCCATTCCGCCGGAGTTCTGGTAGACACTGACTGTATCGCCGCTTTTCTCCTGGACGTTGAGCGAACCCTCACTGATGTAATAGCCGAGGACCCGTGCCCAGTCTTTGTTGACCTTGATCGTGAGACCTGGGGCCTCTCTCTCCACCACGCCGTCGCTGTGTGGATTGGGGTTTGGCTGTGTATAGCGACGAGGTTGAATGACGATCTCAGGAGGAACTACACGAGAGTTCGGTCTGAGAGCCGACCTCCGAACCTTGTATTTGGTTCCAGAGCACTCCACCGCCTGGCGTAGAACTAGCTTGTCCTTGTCCACCACAACCATGTTGTGGTTGTAGGTGACGCGGACGGACACCTTGGTTGAGTCCGCCGCATAGAGCTCACCGTCGAACGGATCTGCGATGTAATCGGTCGGAGTCTGATACTCAAGCTCTTGCGTGAGCAGGTTGACCGTCGCGACGGGAACACTTCTAGGAAGGTCCTTGAACAGGACCCATCCGTTTTCAGAAAGAACCTCGGTCCGGTCGTCGTAGCAGACACGTCCGGCAAGCTCCGTGATTCGCTCGGCGACGGTCCCCTCCATCTGACCTTCACGCGGCGCTCCCATCTTCTCTGGGATTCGAACCTCATCAGTCCCGTCCCAGATCAGATCAGCTCCGATACCGTCAAACATTCTGGTCCTCATCTAGACTGAATGCGACTGTGCACGCCTCAAAAAGGACCTTGCCAGGCCAACCACTAAGCGGTGTATTGGCGATCGTCTTGAGAACAACATCTGGTAGGCGCTCAGAGACGCCGATGCTGCAGCCATCTCCCAGTATGGTGTCGTAGTCCACGATTAGCCTCCAGGTCTTAATTTGTCGATTTTAGGTCGATTCAGTGGTTATTCTACTGACCTGATACAGAATGGCAATCAGGTTTCAAGATCGACCTAATCTCCTTGCGCGGCCTTGCGCTCCTCAATGGTTTCTCCTGCCGAGGTGATGACCTTTGCGGCCCGCCGCTTACGCAGCTTCTTGATGTTCTGCTGGCAGACGTCAGAAAGATCGTGACCAGAAACCTCTGCTGTCCCTGCTTGATACCACATACAGTCGCCCTGCTCGGACTTCACCCGCGCCTTCACCTCATCGGTGAGTAAGGGAAGCGTAGGCAGGTCCATCTTGCCCTTGCGTGCGAGCTTCTTCAGACGCTCGACCTCCTTACAGGCCTCCACTGCCGTCTCCAAGGCATGGTAGATGTTCTTCATGTCTGCGGTGATGGTGTCAGGAGCCACCTGTTCCAGGTAGTAGTCGAGTAAGACCTCTACCAGCTCTCCAGCCTCGCCAAGAGCCCCCATAGCGCAATAGAGCGGACCGATCTCTGGGGGGAAGACGGCGGTCTTGAAGGCCTCCTTCTGGTAGGCGTCAAGTCCAACGATGCAACTGAGGGGAAGGGAATCTTCGGTCATGACTACTCCTGGTAGGTTACTCGGACCGCCAGGCGCGGGTCGTTGATCCACACCACATATTTTGAACCGGCGATCATCTTGGTTCCTTTTACCGGAAGCTCGAACGAGGGTGTAGCCATAAGCATTGAGCAGGGAAAATTGTCCCTCGACATCACCCAAGACTGTTCGTTCTGGTAACCCCTCATACCGAAGACACGGCAGTTAGCGCCGACCTTGGCGCAGGCCCGCATGAGCTTACGCTCCATAGACTTGGAGCAGAAGATTCTCAACTTTTCATCCGAGTCATAAGACCCGCTCTGGTCGAGCTCTACGAGTCGATCGATCGCGTTCAGTACATCGCCTGAGCAACTACCGACTGAGGTAGTGATGTTCCCTCCAGGGACTCCAAACCTATCCAGATCATCAGCATCACGGGCCGCAAATAGCGGCGCTTCATCAGTCCACAGAGGCTGACGAGGCAGCAAACCTGAAAATCCGAAGACCATTTCTCCGGTGAGGGAGTATGAGACGCCAGCGACCTCTTTAACGACGACCTTGGCCAGAACTTTAATGGTAGGCAGCGTGTCTGTTGAAGTCACGTCCGCTATGGCCCATTTGTGAATCGAGACGGTAAGAGACTGTTCGTCGCCAGTTGGCTCACCATGGGAAAAGAAGTTTGTAGTTGATGCAGGCGGCTTGGAGAATTGATTCTCCATTGCGCTCTCTAGGGCTTTTTGGATGTCACCATCCGACAGCATCTGAGACTCCAGGTGTTGCTACTCACGGCTCTACAAGAGCTTACAGTGAATCTGCCCGTCTATCCACAGCTTATCAACTAGCTCTCCATAGCGATTCAACACACGAAGGCCGATATGAGGCGACATACGACATACGAACCTGGGTATGAAAGGGTGTGCAACGAGCAAAGGCTCGTAGAAAGAGGTGATCACATGGCTAACAAGAGACTTTTCACGTCCGCTCCTCCTGGCAAGGTAGCACCGTCCTCCGACACTACGAACGAGGCCGGTGGCAGGGCCTACGTACGTTCCGACAAGGGGATCCTGGCACAGTTCGCATCGACCGGGTGCTTGAACTCCACCTTCTACACCAAGGACGAAGATCAGCTGAAGCTGACTCTAGGCCTAGCAGGAAAGGTTGACTCCGAGTTCCTCGCAAGGGTCGCCATCTATTCTCGTGAGCAGGGCTTCATGAAGGACATGCCCGCTCTCCTGACCGCCATCCTATTCGGGCGTACCAAGGGCATTCGGTCCGAAGACGAACGGAACCCTACCCGTCTGGCCTTCAAGGCCGCATTCGGGCGGTGCATCGACAACGGCAAGATGCTGAAGAACTTCGTTCAGATCGTCCGCTCGGGCGTTGTGGGCCGCAAGTCTGTCGGCGCTACGGCGCTCAAGAAGCTGATCCAGAAGTGGTTCGACGGTCACACCGACGACCAGCTGGTCTGGAACTCCATCGGTAACGATCCGTCGCTGGGCGACGTCATCCGGTTGGCTCGGGTTAACCCTCGGACCCCGGCACGTCGGGCTCTGTTCAAGTGGATCACCGGACTCGATGTCGGAGAGAAGGACCACAAGTTCGGCTACAACGCTGATGCTCTGCCTCAGCTTGTGAAGGACTACGAGGCGTGGAAGAGCTCTACCAAGGGTGCTCGCCCAGGCAAGCCGCCTAGGGTTCCATTCCAGATGCTGACCTCTCTCGATCTGTCGAACGGTGACTGGGAACAGATCGCCAAGGACGCTTCGTGGACTCAGACTCGCATGAACTTGAACACGTTCCTCCGGCACGGGGTCTTCTCCAAGCCGAAGAACATCAAGTTGATTGCGGACCGCATCAAGAACAGGGAACTGATCAAGAAGGCCAAGGTCTTCCCATACCAGCTCTACACGGCCTACAACTACACGGCACGCCAGGTTGGAATGCCTCCGAAGGTGTCGATGGCCCTCCAGCAGGCGCTAGACATCTCTCTAGAGAACATTCCAGCCATTGATGGTCACGTGGTCTTGGCCCCGGACTTGTCCGGGTCCATGGGCGCGGCTGTAACGGGAAACCGGGACAACAGCGCGACCGGTACGGGCGCACAGGCTCGTCGTGGCCACGCCCGTGGCGCGACCACTGTTGTGTCGTGTCGTGAGGTTGCGGCCCTTGTGACCGCAGCTTTCCTGCGGAAGATGCCTGAGACCACGATCCTGCCGTTCAGTGATCACGTTGACATCGTTCAACTGAACCCTCTGGACTCGGTGGCGACCAACGCCCAGCGTCTATCTCGCCTGCCTTCGGGCGGAACGGACTGTTCGCTGCCGCTGCGGCACTTGAACACCAACAGGATTGCAGCTGACCTGGTCATCTACGTCTCGGACTACGAGTCGTGGCTGAACCAGGACGGGCAGAACGTGCATCGCTACGGTTGGGGTGCTCGCGACCTCAACATGGCTTCGGGCATGATGACCGAGTGGAACCTGTTCAAGTCTCGCAACCCGAAGGCGCGTCTTGTCTGCGTTGACCTGTGCCCGAACCCCACGGGTCAGGTGATCGTGCAGGACGACATCTTGTCGATTGGTGGGTGGAGTGACGCCTGCTTCAAGTTAATCGCCGACTTCGCCCGCAACGGGAACGACGGTGAGCAATGGGTCAAGCGCATCGAAGCGCAGCCCCTCTACGAGGGTGTGACCCCACGGGTAGCCCCGTAGTCATTCTGGAACAGCCCCGGCCGGAAACGGTCGGGGCTGTTCTGGTATAAACGGAGAGTGACCAAGGGCGAGTTCATAGAGATGTTGACGATCATGATCACGAGATCGACTGACGGTGTGCTCGCCGCCCGTTGCAAAGAGGACGTTGGGGCTGAGGACGCCGACGCCTGGGCGTCTCTGCTTGTGTCCATCCACGGGAAGCTCTACGTCGATGACAGCGATGATGATCCGACCAGAGAGGGCGGCGTAACCAGCACGCCGATGTACGGGGTAGACGAGATCGACACCTGGCCACCGGGTCTCTTCGAGAAGCTCTCCGGCTACATCTGGTGGATCGATCCGGAGGATGAAATCAACATCCTTGACGTCCTCGCGGCGCAGGAGGGTATAAGAAAGTAACAAAGGTCGAATGTCGTTGGGTCTACCTCATGCACAAAAAGTGACTCAGCACCTTTTGGTCGACCGATAAAAATAAGCAGCTGAATGTTTTTGAGGAGTACATCCAAACCAAACCATTGGACGTGGCCTAATTGGTAAGGCGCCAGGTTGATAGCCTGGAGATGTGGATTCGAGTTCCACCGTTAAATTCTCTTCAGAGTTTTGGTCAGCTGCGCCTAGCGTTCTGCAGAATGCCCACGCAGGGGCTTTGTATCTGTGACGAAGCATTACTACATCCTGGAAATGATGGCAGGACTGTGAAGCCCAAGGATCAGGCTCACTAGACGGTCGACTAGGTCATCACTGCTGGTAAAATAGCTGCATGACAGAGGCCATGCAGCACCTTGAGTAAGACGTCGCGTAAGCGACGGCGACAAGGGCGCAAGCGCAAGCAAGAACGCGAAGCTAGCCGGGATGCCCGACAGCTGGCGCGTATCGAGAGTGCTCGCGCTATTCAGAACCTTGGCTGGTTCATCAACAAACTAGACGTCGAACTACTGCTGCCCAGATCCAGGGTTCAGTGTCCGTAGTGGAGTCCGATAGTCAGGCTGCGCCTGCTGGTCTGCTGCCCACGTCTCAAGGTAGCGTCTCCCGACTTCCAAGTTCACCGGAAGCTGCTTCACGGCACGAATCAGTTTCGGATTGAACTTGTGCAGATCGGGCAGGGCCGAGAGACGATCTGTGATCCGCTGCTGAATGGCAGCGTGCTGGGCTTCAATCTCTGCATCAGAGTCAGCCTTGATCCTGATGTTGGTCTTCGCCATCGAGTCGCCCATGAAGAGCAGGCCCATCTCCAGAGCCATGTCAGGGTGCGCTTGCATTTGCTCGCGAGCTAGGTCAGCAAAGGCTGGAGACCTAGGGAACTCCATGTTGTATTTCCCCATCGCCTTCGCCTTGCTGCGAAGGATTCCGAGTTGGAAATGGAGCTCGGCAGCCTTAGCGATGTATTCGACGTGGTTGTCGGTCAGGTTGTAGTCCCGCTTCAGCGCCTCAGCAAACGCTGGATCGCGGATAAGCTCACCGGACTTACGCTCGTGGTCAGTGAATGTGGCCTTGTAGGAGCCGTCTGGTTCGTCCTCGAATGTGCGGTGCGTGAACTTACCTAGATCGTGGAGAGCTACGGCCGCACGTAGGAGATCCCTCTTCGGCTGACCATCAATCTCCTGGTCGAGGTGTTTGTCGACCTGATCCTTCAGGCCCCACTTCTGGAGGAGCTGATTGACGTCCTTGTCGTGGGCCAGGCCAAACATCTTGGTGTGGGTGATGACGCCCCACTGATGCCAGTTAGGAGAGTGCTCTGCCGGACTGTCCGGATTGGCGAGGTAGGCCGTGTTCCGTGGGTTCTCGGCGTCTACGTGCTGGGCCATCATGCTCTGAGCGAACTCAGGTAGGCGCTTGAACAAGTCGCGAGAGAAGTGCTCTTTGGGGTGGCGCGGACCACCAGCGCCCTCATACCCAGCTTTGTAGGCCTCTGAATCCGAGGCGCCTTCCGCGTTGAACGGGCGTCCTCGCTTCGAGTGATGGTAGCCCAGGTCCCAGGACATGTCCGTCGGGGACTTAGCCTCCAACATGACAAGTGATGTCCGATTCAGGATCAGGTTCAGAGCGCTACGTCTGGTCATACCAGACTATAGCACTCAGCTCAGTCCAATCACATCCAGAGCATCAATCCACTGCTGGAGCGCCTTTACTGGGCGCTCCTTGAAGCGACCATTCCACGGGGCTGGAAAAAGGAAGCCGTGGCCACCAACTCCCTTGAATCCCTCGATGTTGAAGGTCCGGTCATCTACCAGGCAATGTCGCGGGCTGGCGCAAAACTGCTTTGCAGGACCTACCAGGAAGCGGCGCCGGAACTGAGGTAGGTGCTCACGAATCCAGTCCATTTTCCCATCAATACAGCCATCCGTGCGGATAGGGCTGGTCAGCAGGCAAATGTTGCCCTCCCCAAACTTCCTGGAGAGAATCTCGACCACCTTGTGACAGTGGTCAAGGGGCTTCAGATTGCGCCAATAGTCTCGCCCCATCGGCTCCCAAAGGGCTGGAGCGGTCATGCCGAAGATGGGTTCGATCTCCCAGGGTTTCTGGGAGACCTGGTTCTTGGGGTCGTGAGGGTGTCCGTCGTAGGTCTTGTTGTGGAGCCTACAAGCCCCTCCCAAGAAGTCAACCAGCACTCCATCAAGGTCGAGGAGGATTCTATCGATCATACGCGTCTCCTGCTTCAGGGGCTTAGTTTACCCGTTTCCGCAGGATATCGCTACTTCTTTAGAAAGCGCGACTTCGATGACCAGGCTTGCTGTGGTCGTGGTTAGGGTTGGTGCAGACCTTCGGCTGAAGCTCATTCCCAAACGGTAACAGGAACTCGTTGAGGTCTTTCAACTCAGCTGGCGTGACGCCTTCCGCCATCTTGAGGATCTGAGCATTTAGCTCCAACTGCATAAGGAACATCTCCTTAATCATCCCGACTCTAGTCAGGGCTTTAGGCTTCTCTGAAGCCTTGGGCGCTACAACAGCCTCCCCCTTCTGCGCCTTTCCCCCTTTGAGAGGATTGTGGTCGGGCTGCGCCGCAAGGCAGCCCCCTAGGCAAATCACCATGGACAACAGCACTGCACGCATTTTCTTGCTCCTTCACGTTCCCAGTGCAGTTTATTGGGTCAGGAGAGCTTAATGATGCGCTTTGTCTACTTGAAGAGGCCGATCTTGATGACAGCAAGAAGTAGGCACCCGGCCATTAGGCTTCCCCAGCAGAGGACCTCTACAAGGCATGACATAAAGGTTCGCGGCTGATCGTGTTCTCGCATGGGCCCTCAAACCCAATGTAAGATTGTCCTGAGCTAATGCTCGTACAAAGCACCGGCGCTCAAACCCCACCGGGAATAAGCGCCAGCTCGACTGTTTCGGACTCACATCGTATTGGCCGCGTTCTCGTCATACCGCCCCGAGGACTTGCAAGTTCCAGGAGACGCCACACCCTTTCCTCCGGGGACTAACCAAAGTGGATAGCCGTCCGAATTCCAGGAGAGAGCTAACGGTGTCGCAAGGCAGTTTTCTCCAACACAAGTGCACCGTGTGGTGAAAACAGACGAGAATCAACTTTCGTATATGTATGAAGTTGATCTCGTTGAAATTGAATCTCTAACCAGTGATGGGCTTTCCTTTCCCATCGGTGACCAACGGCAGGGGAGGTATCGGCACGAGCCTCAACTTTCCCTTGCTGGGAGTGGGAGTGGGCGTCGCTCCGATCACCGAACCGCTCGGTGGAAGGGACGACTGACTTGGTGAATTGGGCTGTAGGCTGCCAGGGAGCGCCTGGGACACGATCGTGTTCCTGACCGCCTGACCGGACGCCTTGTCCAATGTGATCGTGTGCTTGACGTCTGGTGGCCCGTAGGGCGGCTTCTGGAGAAGGACCTTGGAGTAAATCGTCTTGTCGATCGGCTTGCCCATACTGGCCAGCCTGCTCTTCGCATTATCGAGAGCCTCTTTCCTCGCTCTCTGAATTTCGTATTGAACCGGATCAAGCCCTAGTGCCTTGGCGTCGATCGCCGGTTCAAGGGGCGTTTTGCTTACCGGATCGACCAGGCCGAAGGTGTTCGGGTTCAGCGCAGGAATAACCGGCACCTTCGGGCTCATCACTGCCTGCTGATACTTCTTCTTGAGGTAGTCGATCTCCTTCTTCTGGTCATCGAGCAGACCAGCCAGCATTGAAGTTCCAGCATTGCTGCCCCACGACTGGTCTAGAGTCGTCGCAGCAGTGGTTGTGATATTCCAGTTACTGGCGCTGGAAGCTGTCCCCCAATCGAGGATGTTCGTGCCACCTCCGGTGATCGATGTTCCAGTATCCCAGAACAGATTCGACGAGCTCGACGACGGGGCCACGTAGAAGTTGTTGGCTACCGCAATGCTTCCAACCCCGCCAGTTCCGATAGGTGTGTAGGTCAGACCCCCCTTCTTCGGCTTAACCTCCTCATCACGCCACGACGGTAGACGGGACGGACTGACGTGATACCAGAGCCAGATCGTGAGGAGCGCAGCTTTGATGAACTCTTCGAGGTCGGCGATCTCTTGGTAAGGGGTGTCATCCCGGACAGTGGCCCGTCTCCGATACTTGGCGAGATACTCGCAAGCCAGGGCTTTCTTACGTGACTTGGCGTGGGTCCTAAAAAGCTGCTCCGCGTTGTTCTTCGCTGAGAGCATGATCACGTTCATCTTCTCAAGGCCAGCTGCTTTTCCGATGGCGCGTGGAACGGTCCCGGCGTGCCCGGTGTCAAACAGGACGGTCTTCTCCCAGTCAGGAATCTGCCAAGGCTGAATGACCTTCGCCATCGCCTTGGGGTTCGTGGCGATGGAGCGTGACACCTTGGAGTCGTAGTGAGACGGCATACCCTGGCGCTTGCTCATCACCTCCCAGCACCACACGTCACGGCCAGGGTAGATAGCAGTGGACTGCTTCCGGGTCCTACGCTTGAGTTCCTTCACGGAGTTAGAGATGAAGGAGTGGAGAACATCGGCGCCCTCCACTCCGTCGTATCCCAGGCTGAGGTTCTTGACTCGGTCGTCGTAGCCACGACCGCCTAGATCGCACTCGTAGACGAACTTGGCGTCTCCAGGCTTACCGACCTCTCGGCAGAGGCCCAGGGCAACTTCACGGACTGGATCACTCTTCTTCAAGATGGACGAGCAGACGGCTAGAAGCATCCCTGCTTCGACGTAGGCACACTTCGACGACGCCCGAACCTTGCGGTCTGACGGCTTGATGTCTTCGTCTAACAGGGTATTCCCGTTTGCACGAGCCAGGGCGTGAATCCCAGGGATCACGAAGTGGCGCATGTGGTTTCTTAACCAGCTCATACGAGGTTTATACCTCGTCGCTAGGATCGCCCTCACGGCCGAGGATCTTGTCCATGAGGGACTTCTTCTTCTGGGCCTTCTTGGTGGTCTTCTTGGTGACCAGCTTCTTCGGCTTAGGTAGCGAGTTGAAGGTCTTCTGGTCGAGTTCCTCGACGCATTTAGCCCGGAACGCTCGCATCTTGCCCCCATCGGACGGAATTGCGGCCACATCAGCAGACTCGAACTCGAAGGCAATGGCCCGCATATCGCCGTTGCAGTAGCTCTTGCACCAATCAGCCGACCCAATGTTGATCCCCGCCTCACACGTCGATCTGTCGTCGGTGTTGGCGTCCTTGATCTCTACAGTTTCACCTACCTTATAGGTGATCTGCTCAGGCCCTGTCCGGGTCGGACTCTTGAGATCCTTGGTGACGTACTTGTAGCCACGGATTTTGCCGACGTGCTTCCTGAGCTTTGTGATGTCGGCGTTGGTCCGCAGATCCAACAGTGTCCCCACCGTGAAGCCGAGGTCCTTCTTCTGCTTCAGCTCTTTCGTGAGCATCCCCTTGGCGCTAACACCGTCGGTATGGTGCTTGGTGATGTCCGAGAAATCGAACACGGCAGCATAGGCTTTGTCGCCAGGTCGGGCCGCATCCTTCACAGCCTCCAACGACTGGTAGCGTTCGCCCGTCTTGAGCGTGTGCGCGGTCTTGAGCTTCAAGGTCCGCTTCTCGCGCTTCTTCAGGACGTAGCACCGGACCTTACCAGCGTGCTTCTTGAGCTTCTCGATGTCCGTCGAAGCGAGGCAGTCGATCAGTCCGGTGGTGAAGCCGAGATCCTTCTTCGGATCCAGCTCATCGGTGATTAGCAGCCTGTTCACCAGGAACTTGCCATAGCTGTGCTGGCTGATGTCGTCAGCGTGGATTTCGACTACGAAGACACGATCACCAGGGTTTACCCCTGAAAGGCATTGCGCCCGGCTCTGGAGCTCGATCCCGTCCTTGACGGAGAAGACCTTACCCTGCTTGCGGAGGTGCTTGTCGAGCAGTTGGTGCTTGGCAGCTGTGGGGTCTCTCTTGATGAGGGCGTAGGCGCGGACCGTGTCGCCGTGCTTTTTCAGTTTGTCGAGGTCATTCTTGACTTTGCAGTCAATGAGCCCGGTCGTCTTCGGATCGACCTCGATCGTTCCGTCGGGATAGCGAACTACCTTGACCGTGTTCTGAGAATGAGGAAGTCGATATTGGAGTTCAATGTCAGTGACCGCTGAGATCCGCGCAATGCGGTCCGGTGAGCCGTCTCGGCGACGTCGCCAAGCGCGATCAGCTCGCCTTTCGATCTTTGATCTGAGGTCTGGTGTAATGGTGGTCATGGGCGAGGCATCCTTTTGTCAGGTACTAATAGAGAAACCATTTGTTTTATGGCTGGCTGATGTTTATCTTCTACCCGCCGAGACATGGTTAACAAGCCATATCTTAGCGATCCGATCACCAAAAGTCCCGCAGGGAGATACCCGTGGCTAACACCAAATCCAAGACCGGCGCCAAGCGCAGCAACACCAAGAAGTCGACCAAGAAGTCGACCAAGAAGTCGACCAAGAAGTCGA